CAACTAACGATATTGATTTAGGTTCTCCTTCACTAGAATATAAAGATGGCTACTTTGCTGGTTCGTTGACCGTTGGCGGTGTATCTGTAGGCGGCGGTGCTTCTATTGGTACAATCCTTGACGAAGATAATATGGTATCAGATGATGATACTGCCCTTGCCACACAGCAATCTATTAAAGCATATGTAGATGCACAGGTAACTGCACAGGACTTAGATGTTGCTGCGGATACAGGCACTGCTGCTGTTGACCTTGACAGCCAGTCTTTTACTGTAACTGGTGGCACAGGCATTGATACATCAGCTACAGGTCAAACTGTAACTATTGACATTGACTCTACAGTAGCTACTTTAACAGACACACAGACACTCACAAATAAAACTATTGATGCAGCTAGTAACACGCTATCTAATATAGATACTACTATGCTTGCTGCAGGTGTACTAGACACTGACCTTACATCTGTATCTCTTACAGATGATACCATCCCATCAGCTAAAGCCACTAAAGATTATATTGATACACAGCTTACTGCAGAAGACCTAGACTTCCAAGGAGATACAGGTGGCGCACAGAGTATTGATTTAGATAGTCAGACTCTTACAATCACTGGCGGTACAGGAATTGATACTACAGGTTCAGCGCAAACTCTTACTATTGATATTGATGCTACTGTAGCAACCCTTACAGGTACACAAACTTTAACTAATAAAACCTTGACAAGTGCTGTGCTTGACGGTACAATAAGTGGAACTTCTATTAAAGATGAAGATACAATGGTATCTGACTCTGATACACACTTAGCTACCCAACAATCAATTAAAGCATATGTAGATGCACAAGTAGGTGGTGCGGGTACACTTAACGATGTTGTTGATGATACAACACCACAGTTAGGTGGTAACTTAGATGTAAATGGACAAAGCATTGTATCTGTATCTGCTGGTAACATTTCCATTACACCTGATACAACCGGCTCTGTAATCATTGATGGTCTTAGCCACCCACAAGCTGACGGTACAACTGGGCAGTTCCTGAAGACAGATGGTGCTGGTCAACTTGCTTTTGCTACTGTAGCACAGGCAACAGGCAATGAACTTGAAAATGTTGTAGAGGATACTACCCCACAGCTAGGCGGTGACTTAGATACTAACGGCAATGATATTTTATTTGCTGATAATGACAAAGCTATCTTTGGTACAGGCAGTGACCTTGAAATATACCATAGTGGTCTGGAAAGTTTTATTAACGATGCTGGTGCAGGTAGTTTGCTTTTGCAAACAGGTGGATCAACAAAAGTACAGATTGTATCAGGTGGCATTATTATAACAGGTGATGTGCAGGCAGATACGGCAACTATTGCCAGTTTGAACTATCCAACATCAGATGGGACTAGTGGACAAGTGCTAACAACAAACGGGTCAGGCACACTGTCGTTCCAGAATGTAACGGAAACTGACCCATCAGCCCTAGCCTTTGCAATTGCATTAGGATAACAAAAAGTACTTGACAAACCTTGTCAGTTATGGTATAATTAGTATACATTCGGAGTAAAATATGGCAAACGCATTTTTATCAGAGACAGATACCGCAGTAGGAACGTCCCCAGCGACTATCCTAACTTGTGGTGCCGCAACCGAAACCACCATCATTGGTCTTAGTATCTCTAACATCGTAACTACACAAATTACTGTAGACGTACAGCTAGATGCTTCTAGTCGTACATCTGGTGCAGAAGATAGTGTGTACCTTGTTAAAGATGCACCGATTCCAGTTGGTGGTTCTTTAGTTGTAGTAGGTGGAGACCAGAAGGTGGTGTTAGAACCGGGCGATACTATTAAAGTAACATCCGATACTGCGTCATCTGCTGACGTTGTTCTCAGCCATCTTGATATTACATAAGGATTAGTTAATGGCATATCTTGGGTTATCACCGGCAGTGCAAACCACAGCAATGGCCTATCAGGACTTGACTGGTGGCACTGGCACGTCTTTTACGCTAGACTATCCTGTAGGTAATGCTGCGGAGATAGAAGTTTTTGTAAACAATGTCCGTCAGGAACCTACCGTTGCCTATACTGTAAGTGGCACTAGCTTGTCGATGACAGGCAGCATCGTTGCTACTGATGACTTCTATGTAAACTTTCAAGGTAAAGCCCTTGTGACATCAACCGGTGGCGGTGGTGGCGGTACATTCAAGGGCGAGAATGGTGAGATTAACGCTGGCGGTGGTGACATTTTCCGTGTGCATCAGCAACAGCTAGACACCGACACGACTATTGATGCAGACGAGAACGCATTGGCTGCTGGGCCATTGACAGTAGCAACAGGGGTAACGCTGACGGTAACAACCGGCGGTAATCTGGTGATAGCATGAGTGAATTACGCACAGACACAATCACAGCAAGTGATGGCACAAGTCCTGTCACTCTGACTAAGCAGAGTGCGGCAAAGGCGTGGGGTCACTTTGAGGGTGATGCGGCGACACCTGTCGTAGAGGACGGACTTAATTTCGCCAGTATCACGGATAGCGGTACAGGCAATTACGAGTGTAATTTTATCTCTGCATTAGCGAACACAACTTACGCCACCACACTTACAACCTCACAGGACAGATTTAGTAAAACGCAAGGAATAACAACTACTGCTGTTGGCATAGATACCAAAGACACATCAGTGACCTTATCTGATTCTGATGATGTGCAGTTTCATTTACACGGAGACCTAGCATAAAATGAGTGAGATAAAAGTAGACACCCTCACCGGCAAGACCTCCGCTGGTGACATCACAGTGACCTCTGAAGGCGGTGCGGCAACGCAAAGTTTGCAGCAGGGGTTGGCGAAGGCTTGGATACATTTTACGGCTGTGTCTTCACATACCATTAGAGGGAGTTTTAATGTCAGCACATTGTTGGACGTTGGTACGGGTGATTCGCAATACAATTTTTCAAACAATATGGCTAATGATGACTATTCTACTAGCACAACATCTTCGCATAATATAGGTGCAAGCGAAGGCTTTATTTCATATCTAACAGATGACCAATCCACAGCTAACACCAATGATATGCGTACTGTAAATGCTTCAAATTCTAGTTACGATGCACAGTCAGTTCATTCAGTGGTTCACGGGAGTCTCGCATAATGGCTGGAAAAATTATAGCAGATACGCTGGAACACAGCACCGCAGGTTCTCTGGATACGTCTTATGTGGTGAATGGTAGTGCGAAGTCTTGGATGAACCTTACTGGCACAGGTACGATAGCAGTAAATGACAGCCTAAATGTAACGTCTTGCACTGATGGTGGAACAGGACGCTATAAACCTCAATACACAAATTCATTTAGTAGCGTAAATTACACACCGCAAGGCATTGATGATAATTACGGCGTAGGTTGGGCAAACGCCTACACAACAGGCGAAGTGCAAAATGTTAGAGGCAACAACAGTTTCAGTGTATTGGATGCTGGTATTTTTTCATTTAGCGCACACGGAGACCTCGCATAATGACAACGACACCATCATTCCAAGGCACACACCTATTTGACCGACTATGCTGGGCTAAAGAAAACCTAGACGGTGTTCAGTCAGACTATCGTGTGGTCTATGAGGACAGCATTGACGAGTGCGCTAAGATACTTGTGCCTGACCCAAACTGGATGGCGTGTGCATTGCAGGGCGGTATCTTGCCACCTGTGTGGGTGTATCACGAACTGGCTAAAGATGAAGCACAACCAGACTTCAAGAAGCATACTCGTGGCTACCTGTTGCATAACACTGAGCCAGTAGATGCCATGACAGAAGAAGAAGCTATCGAATACCTAATTATGAAGGACTGCCCACAGTCTGTATGGCAGACATGGGATGAAGGCAACAAACCTAAGATGGTTATCTGCCGCAAAGAACAGCTTCCAGCATCACGTGAGTGGCGCAATGCTTGGAAGATTACTGAAGAACTAAGCGTCACTGATTTAGCAGCATGAGGAGAAAACAATGGCTGTAACAACATACATCGTAGATAAGGACGGCAATCAGATTGATGCTTCAACTGCAACTGTCCCTGCTGACCGTGCCTTTCGTGGTGCATGGTCATTGAGTGGCAATGTCATTTCAGAAGACATGACTTCTGCCAAAGCAATCTTCAAGGACAAGGTTCGTGAAGTTCGTGGTCCACTGCTAGATGCAGAAGACGTAGTGTACATGAAGGCACTAGAAGCTGACGATGCAACTGCTAAAGCAGCATCTGTAGCAAAGAAGTCTGCCCTTCGTGATGCACCTGCAGCGGCTGCTATTGATGCAGCTACTGACATTGCAAGCCTCAAGGCAGCTTGGGATGCAGACACACTTGGTGATAGCCCTTACGCATAAGTTAATGGAGTCCGTGAATGGCACTGTCTAAAATACAAAATAACAGTTATACAGATACTGCTGTTCACGGACAGCGTAACCTCATCATTAACGGTGGGTGTGTCATTGACCAGAGAAACAATGGCGCA